AAGAAAGTTCCACGATAGTAAGTTGAGAAATCGTAGGTGAATTGGACTACTGGCCATTGAATACCCATGTAATCTTGAACATTTACTGCTGCCCAAACATCAGATACTTCTGTATCAGGAATTGGCAGAGTGTATGACAATACAGGGCTTACGCCTTGTTGTAGCCATGGGTGAACAGTCAGAGGCACCATTTTGCCTGTGATTTCATTGTATAGCGCACCGATTGTGGTACCGCCTACATAACTCCCAACATCAGTCTGTTGTAGATTGATACGGTAGTTAGCAGTTGAACCATTCTTGATTGCATCAGACAATTGTTTGCGGTCTGAACCATTGATAAGAATCTCATCAGGATCAGCCTTAACATTGTTGTATAGATTGTAAAATACTGTCTGGTATTCAACACCCGGATTTGATGTGCTAAATGCAGCACCATTGCGGTTGTTGTTGAAACCTGTGTTAGCACCTAGAACTGTTGGAAGAATTCCGTCATATCCAGTTGCGTAAGCAGATGTATCTGCGTTAGCACGAGATGCAGCAGCACCGCTTGTTGAAAACGCGAAGTTATCAAGTGTTAGGTTAGTTGCGGAAGCACCTTGGATAACTGCAGAATTACCTTCTGCTGTACCAACATACTTGCAATTTGCTGTTCCTGTTGCAGTTCCAACATAAATGTTGTAACCGATAGCGCCTGTTACGGCTGTCCATGTTAGACCAAGTACATCGCCAGAAGCAACTGTTTCTGAGGCTACTGCGGAAACGATTGACTCACCGAATCCTGAACCTGTGATACCTGCGTTTGCTGTGATGTAAACATAATAGACACCTGCTGCTAAAGCAGTTTGTCCTGTTACTGCTGCTGGTGAAGAAGCAACAATACCTGTTGGTGCTGCTAATGCGCCTGAGAAACCTGAAGCGGTTCCACGAGCATATAGGAACATTCTTTCTTCCATCAACATTGTTGCGTAAAGTGTTGAAGTTGAAGAAAGTTGACGTAGGTCTTGGTAACCCATACCTGAGAAATTAGCATCAAAAGATACCTGATCAGATAGTGAGTATGAGTTGTAAGGAATTACTAAATCATCAGCAGCGTATGAAATCTGCGGACCACGCTCTAGATAGAAAGCATTTGCTGATCCAGGAGCGAAGTTATTTTGTGTTGTTTCTGTGATTCCTGGCCATAGGTTTCCTACTCCGCCTGTACCTGTACCTGTGTATCCAAGAATTCTCTTAACACGGCGAGAAGTACCAATTCCTTTTTTACGAGGAATCTTATTGCGTAATGGTGTAGGGCGAGGTGTCAGCATCTTTGCTGGTGCTTCTAAGTCGAAAGCAGCGAAAGATGTTGAAAGAGGGTTTGTTAGTGTGATTTCTTTATTGATATCACCTACGGCGCCTCTTTGTGCAGTTAGCGCAGTCTGTAGGGAAGCCAACGCATCTGGAGTTAATGACTTGCTTAGTGCAAGTGACTCTAATTGCTTTGTTGGGTCTTGTCCTAGTTCGCCATTTACGAATGGTCGTGGAGATGAAAGCGATTTGCTTAATTCCCCAAGATAATCTTCGTGGCGCTCTGCGGCAACTTTAGGGTTGGACTCGTTAAACAAGTCCTGAACTTTTAAGTTTTCCATTGAGTTATTTCTCCTGTAAAGAGTTATTTAGATTCTACTTCAGGAGCGGATTTGGCAAGAAAATCTTTAGCCATATCACGATATCCCTTAGCAAGAATCAGGTCGGTTGTTGCGGAAGCCTTTGCGAAATATAAATCCGATTTGGCTTTCCACTCGTTTGTTTTATTAGCACCTGTCGCTATGGTTGTCCGTTTAGGACCGCCACCTATTGCGAGAGATTTTGCCGTTGCTAATTCAGTTTGTAGTTCAGTTGCTTTATTCTCTACCGCCTCTTTTGCGGACTTCAATAATGCAACTTCGGCTTCAACCGAAGACATAGCACTCTTTACGGCTTTCTCAATGATGTCGTTTAATTTAACATCAGCGAGCAGGGACTTATCTGCTGAGTTTTCCTCATCAGAATCTTCTTCTTCTATAATTGTTCCTACTTCTTCAATCGTTGAAGGTGGAACTATTGTATCAACTGATTTAGAGTTGTTTGGTGTTTGTGGTGCTGTTGCAGGTGAACCTACTGGCATCTGGTCAGGTGAAGACATTACCGCAGTAGATACGTTAGCAGTTTCATTTGCTGGTGTTCCGCCTGTTACTGGCACTTGTGTTAATCCGTGTGTTGCTCCTGGCATATTGCAACCACACTCTAAACATTTATTAGTTGCTTCGGCTGACATTTGAACATTATCGTTTTGATCAACCATTTCTTTTTTGGCTTCGCCTAGTTCATGTTCGGCTCCGCTACCAGCAGGACCTTCAATTGATTCTTGTTCTGCTGACTCGCCGTATTGTTTGTCAATATCTTCGTAGCCATAAGATTTACATTCCATTGTTATTTCATCTAGTGCTTTGCGTGCAGAAGCATATCTAGACATCATTTCTTCTCGTGAAGGAATAGCCTTGGATTCTCCACCCATAGCCGTTGTATCTTCCGCCACTTCTTTCTCTATGTTGGTTTCCAAGAGTTCCTCTACTTTCGTTAGTGTTTTCTCACCATTCAGTGATTTAGCCAAAACTAATTGGCAATTTGGATTTGCTGGTCTATCTACTAGAGATACTTCAACAATCTGACCATCAACTATACGGCCATTTGCTGCTTTCTGGTCACGAACCACGCGAGGTGATTTGATGCCAATACTAAATCCGCGTAATACGCGATTTTGAACTTTCAAGACTGATACTGGGTCAACTACTAAAGCGCTGATGTAGTGTCCGTCTGCTTTTGATTCATATTCTTTAGCAACTCCAGCAGCAATGTTGCTGTGTTGTTCTCGGATATTGCCACCAGTTCTAAACCAATCAGGCATAGCCTTGTCTAGCCATACTGGGTCGCAAATCTGTTGATCAATGTCTAGCGCATCATCTGTTGCTTTGCCATAGACTGTTAATGTTCCGTCGCCATTATCATCGTATTTGAGGATATCAGCATAGACATTTGTATTTTCGCTCATGTTTCTCCTTATTGACCTGAGTAGAGAATAGATATATCGCCAGCAGAAGTACCAGCAGCAGAAACTGCATAAAAACTATCTCCGCTATGCGCCCATATTTGAAGGTTGCCGTTAGCAGCAATCCGAGTGCCACGACCTGCGCCTGTTGCTGTAATTGTTGAATCACCGATAAAAATCGGTTGAGCGTTTTGATTGTTAATCTGTACAGGAACTGAACCTAATCCTGTCTGGATTGTGCAAATCAAAGTAGGGGTTGTTCCTGCTGTTGTGCTGATGTGAACTAAAGCCATTTTATTTCCTATTCTTCTTCTAACCAAGTCCACAAGCCAGTATCCACGACATAAGGTGCTATGTCACACATACAGTTCGGGTGAACTGGTGGGTCGCCATTTATCCATTCTTCATCTATGCCAATCGGTGATTGTTCATAGTTTTCTTGACATTCGTCGCAAGGGTCTGCAACTAGGTATTGAATTTGCTCTACACCGCTATCGGCATAAAGGTCTTTGCTAGCCTGTACTACTGCTCGGCTCATTTCTGTGCCAGCAATAGTAATTGCTCTTGAATCGTCGCCAATGATGTATGAAATATCATCAGCCACTTCTTTGCGTGTAGCACCTCGTTCTAAGCCCTCAGCGAGCGCTGTGCCAATTCTATTTAGGGTAGTGTTAGTAATTCCTTGAATAACTATTGAACGACTCTGTAATAGGCGTCTAAGGCTTTCTGGTGGGTCAACTAAAGCAGCAGCAGCACGATTGCCTGCTTTCCATTTATTCCAGTTAATAGTTAATGCTCTTTGCAATTGTTTCTTATTAGGAGCAGCCTTTTGTATTCCTATTGCCCTAGCCAACTCATAAGTTGTTATGTCTTCGCCAAGGATATACGCTTCTGCATATAACCTACCGAGTGCAGAGTTGAGCCGACTCGCATCAAGTTTAGGTGCGTGTATCCGTACCCAGTCCCGAGCCAATTGGCTATGAACTTTCGCTGGCAAGTTTTCATTTAGATTATCCATAGGATTCTGTAACGAATACCAAGAATCAAGAATTTGTTCAACTGAGAACATATCTTTTATGCCCAGTCTTATTGAACGAACGAAGCGAACCGCAACTCTAACTTTAAGTCGGGTTCTATTCGGTTTCATTAGAGTCCTATATATCTTTCGGCGTACCAGCGAGCAGATTCTTCATCGTTGATAGCAACATATTTGTTAATAACTTCTGCGTAATCTGCTTCAACCACTTCAAAGTTGAATGGTCGTTTGCGATTGCTCTTGCGTAGCCACTTTAGAAATGCTTTAACTTCTTTGACCGCATTGTCTGTATTATCTTCAGACACTTCTTCAACCACACTTGGCTCAGGTTTTCCTGTTTCGGTTTCAGGCTTCTCGCCGATAGTTAATTGATTATCAACTGGCGTAGCATCATCACCGCTTAATGCAGAAGCATAACTAGCAGTAGCAGCATCAATAATTCCGTCAGGTGACAAGAAGAATAATCCTGCGCCACTATAAAGCATTGGCATATCCGCTTGTGGTGTATCTAGTAAAGGTAATCCCATAGTTGATCGGGCTTCGTTTACTGTGCGTCCGCCATTCTTTAATTCAATATCAACTCGTCGGGCTTCTGATTCAGTATCAATCTTGCTCTCGAATAGAATCTTAAACTCTAATTCACGAGGCATTCCTAGATATAGATAAGATAGATTAGTTAATTGTCTGCTAATCCAATCAGCCAATGGTTGAATACCGATAATCTCTGCTGAAAGTGATTCGCCTTTCTGTAAGCCAGAAGCACCCAGAGAGCCACTACCGCTAAATCCAATTTCACTTGGCAATACCCCGAAATGTCCGCAGATAGAAGTAATCAAATAGTTATCTAATACATCTTTGAACTTCTCACCATATCCGTCATATTGAATTGGTGTCATACCAGCAGGTAATAAACGAGCACGCTTTCTTTGTGCGGTTTGTCCTGCTAAATCATCATTGAAGATATTCTCATACGCTCTTAATAGTTCAGGATTGTTACCGAAAGTAGCATCGGTAGTAAATAACAGTTCAGGCAATACGCCATCTGTATATTCGGCTCTTATCCATTGTTGTCTGCGTAAATAAATATCTGCTAGAGGTAATGCTCTTTCTACTGGGCTAAATCCATAGATAGTCCATGAACGACGATTCTTAACTAAATAAGATAATTCATCAGCAGTGAATTCACCATCAGCATCTTCTACTTCATTTGGCGCCATGAACTCTGAACGAGGAAAGCCAAACAATATCTGTTGAAATGCTGGATTCGGTGCCATTGGTCGCATGCCTCTGTCATCAATCAATGGTTTGATAGTTGAGCCATCAAGTATTTGAAATCCGAATAAATCTCCGCCTACTGATTTCTGTGGCCAGATAGCCCAAGCATCAATAACTAGAATTTCTTCCAATGCTAAGTTAATCCAGTCAGACCATGTGTATCCGTTGTTCTTATCAGGTTGTTCCCAGAATCCTCTTAGCCTAGCAATGTCTTCAGTAAAATTAACTCTTGCTTCAGCCATAGCGCGAACATGATCTTTGCCTGATTCAGCAGCAATCTTTTCTGACGCATCATCAGACAGAACAATGTCCCAGTCCATGCCAGTAATTTTATTTTTTACTACTTCAATACATCTGCGGATAATATCTACTTGATCAGCAGTTGAACGTAAAGTAGTGAAAGGAATAAGTTTAGTTGGCGTGATATTGATATTTTGCGCAACTTGATATTCATATCTTCTTGGGTCGGCTCTGCCATCTTCACGAACAGGGTTGATTGCTCCCGGAACTAAAGGATTGCCTGGACTGAAAGGTACATTTGGCCATACTGGATTTCGTGGCAACGAAACTGATTGACCATACTGCTGTGCCATGGCGCCTGAGCGATTAACCATTTCTTGTTCAGTCATAGTTACAGAACCAGCAGGTAGATTTGGTGCTTTCTCTAACTCTGCTGCAACTCGCTTAGCGAATCTATCTAATAGACCCACGCTATGCCTCCTAAGCGTGTACTACTACACGATATTGATTTGAAGTTGGTGCTACTGTGAAGTTCAAAGTAATCGCAGTTGTTGAAGTATGTTCAACATCGCATACTACTTCGGCGTACGGAGAAGAATTATCGTACACAGATACTATCACATCTCTTGTGTTTAGATTGTGTGTCACAGTAATTGCTTGTGAAGAACCATTACCAACATTGGCTGCGTATTTGGTTACTACTGTAGCAGTGTCAATATTGATGCCACCGCTAGTAACAGTGATGCCTGTACCAGCAACAGCAGAAATAACATTAGAGGTAATGTCAATACCATTACCCTCGGTGAATGTTCCTGGACCTGCTAATTGAACCCATGTTTGACCAGCGAAAGAAGTTAAATAATGGTTACTTTGCGTCCATGAAGTTCCTGCTTTAGTCGTGCCTTCAAGAATGTAAATTGTTGCGCCTTCAAGTTCTTGGTAAGTAGAACCATCTGCAGAACGGCTAAGAGTATAAGTAGTTCCGTTATCGCTATATACATAGATACCATCTTCGGTATCGGTTGTTTGATTTGATAATACAATGCGATATCCGTTATCTGCCGAAGTAAGCGCACCATAAGTATCAATGTTCAAAGTGTTTGTATTACCTGTCAGCGCGACATTAGAAGAAGCAAAAAGATTGGCTGCTGTCTTCCATGTTAAACCTTCAACTGCTGCATCAACATAACCTTTATTGGCTGCATCAGTAGAAGCAGTAGGGGTAGCAACATTTGTTAATTTGAAACCACCGATAGATACATCTGCTGTCGGTACTGCAAGTGCAGATAAATTGATTGCTGAATGTGCGGCATTATCATGTACTGGTGTTCCATGAGTATGGTCATTACGAGCAAACTCTGTACCTGAACCATTAGCAGATGAAGCACCGAAAGTTGTTTGTGCTGAAACATTGCCGAAGTTTGGTAATGCGTGAACATGGTCTGCTCTTGCTGGTGTAATTGCAGTTCCTACAACATTCGTTCCACCTGCGGCAAGAGTTTGTGGCGCAGTTGAAGTTAGGCTAGGAGTTCCGTGTGTATGGTCTGCGCGAGCATAATCATTTGAAGTACCGTTGCCAGAAGTATCGCCATAAGAAGTTTGTGCTGATACTGAACCGAATGATGAGATTTGATCCCATACGCTTGCATCAGATAAATAAAGTAAGTTGGTATCAGTAGCAAAGAATAATGTTCCTGCTGGTACTGTATTGGCTGCTGGGCGATTAGCAAATGTATTGTATTGAACTTGAGTTGTTTGAACAAAATTTACCCATGAAGTTCCATTGTAAAAATACAATGTGTTATCTGCTGTGTTGTAATAGATTTGACCAGCGACAGGAGTGCTAGGAGCGGTACCAAGATTTTGAATTCTTGCATTTTGCAGTTCATTCTTGTTAAGGTCTAAGCCAACTAAAAATTTCTTTGATGCCATTATTTATCTCCTAGATTATATATGCGACGCCAGTGAAGGCTGAGTTGAAGGTTATTACCATTTGATTAACTGTTGGATAACTGAAACTGCCCTCGCAATTAGTTCCTGCTGAATCCAATACTACTGCTGTTGGATTAAAACCCAAACTATGGTTTATCGTCCATGTTGCACTTGCTGTTGTTTGTGTATGTGTGTAAGCGACATCTCCTGGGCTGAAAGCACCTGCTGGTCCTTGTGGTCCTGGGGCAGTTACTTCAACAATAGGAATTACTGGTTGAACTACAATTATATCGCTCATGGTGTTCTCGTTACTTGTGGACTAACTTGAACTGTTCCTTGAACTAATCTTGTAACAACACCAGTTGATGGTGCCGTAATTTCAATATCGTATGCATATTTACCATTAGTAATTAATGCTGTTTGTGCTGCTGTCGCACGACATTCAATTAAACCAGTGGCGCCAGTAATAGTAATCCCATTACTTGGTGAAGTTAATGTTAATACTGCTGTCGCTGCCAATGGTGAAGTTCTAATTTGAAGTGCTGCGGTATATCCAGTTATATTAACTGGTGTTCCGTTTGGGTTCTTGTAACTAAAGTTTATGAACCAATCGGCACCTTGATCAATAACTGTATTGTATGTGACTGCCACTTATTCTCCGTTCAGCGAAGTATTGCAATAATTACAGACGATGCTTGTTTTAGGACTAGGCATCTGACAACTTGGGCAGATATTAGCCATACCAGCAAGACCAGCATGCGATACTGAGCCGTCTTTCAATTCTGTCAATGCCCATACTAGCGCATCTAATCTATCAGGTGAATCAGGTGCTTCTGGTGTCCACATAACCATTTGGTCTTCTAACTGTGGGAACGCACCAACATGATGAACTCTTTGTTGTTCATACAATGCTGAGATAGGTTCTGCTCTTACTCTCTTACCTCTAGTCGCATGAACTTTAGTAACAGGTGCATTTCTATCTACTTGTTGTAATACCATAATGACCATATCTCCGCCATTATTTGTTTCGGCGACGATTCGGTCTGCTTTCCAATTTCTAAATGCTTCAACTGCCTTTTTGCCCCACTCGTTTGGAGTAGCACGTAAAGTGTCATCAGCGAGCACGTAGAAGTGTCCGTCTGCACTTGCTCCTGCTGTGACAATTCCTGTTTCATCTGAATCTTCTCCGCTAGTTACTGCTGGGTCAATCGCTACTACTATGCGATAAAGAGGCGGAAGTTTATCTGGCGTGATTCTGGTATCTTCAATCCAGTTACGTATCCATAATGCGCCTTCGGCAGCATCAAGAAGTTCGCCATATAATTCTTGCCTTCCTGTGCGAGTACCTTCGTATCTCGCTCGCAACTCAACGAGTGCGGTCTCAGATAAGTTCTTAGCATTATCAAATGTACTGCCTCGCGTAACATAAACAGAACCATCTGTTCGTGTTGTCCAATCACGGAGGAGTTTGATTGGCTTCGGAGTTGTAGTAACGACTACTCTTGGTCTGTCGCCTATACGGAGTGCTGGTGCTAAACCTTCTGTCCATGTTTCATACGGATATGGCCACATAGCCAACTCGTCTAACCAAGCACCTGATAAGTTCAAGCCTCGTCCTGCGTCCGGTGAATCAGCACCGAACATGTGAACTACTTGACCATCTTTGAATAATATCTTGTATGAAGATTTGTTGTATATGTAATCTACATCAGATATAAGTCCGCGATGATTTAATGCTTTTAGAAATCCTGATGGTCCCTCTACACACACATTCTTAGTGTCAGCGAATCGTGGCGCGATGATTGCCCACTGTGTAGGTGTGCCGTCAAATGTCTTTGGTTCTTCTAATATCCTTTGGGCTAACCACTCGCCACCAGTTCTTGTCTTACCCCAACCACGACCTGAAAGAATTAACCAAACATTCCAATCGCCTTCGGGTTCTTGCTGTTCAGGTCTGCCAATGAACCACCATGGCTTACGAGATAAATCTTTGATTACATTATCAGGAAGGGTCTGTATCCATTTCGCTCGTTCCTGCTTCGTCAACGATTGAATCTGATCCCGAATTGATGAACTCATCTTTTGAATCGCCCTCGTCTAAGTATGCTAGAACTGCCTTCTTCGCATCTTCAATTGATAGTACTAGTGGTAATCCGTTAGGACCACTAATCTCTTGTCTTATCTTATCGTTCCTGCCCCATCGCTCTCCGTATTTTCTTTCAAGCCACCATGCTGATGCTTGCCATCTACCATTTTGTGCTGCTTGTTGAATTCTTGCTACTGCAGCAACTTCAGCCTCGGCTTCAGCCTGTGTGAGCGACTCCCGAAACTCCCGAAATTCTTCTGGTGAGTCTGATTTATCAGCCATCTCTAACCAGCGATAAAGAGTTGTTTCACCGATTCCTGCCATCTCAGCAGCAACTTTCTTGTCATTACCTGCTCGTATAGACATCAGGAAACGAGCCTTTACATCTTCTGTTAATTTACTTGGGCGCGCCATTGCCTATTCCTTTATGGTCGTTGATATTTATTAAGGGTAATAGGCTTCAAGCGAAGATTGACTACTCCACCTGCTTTGATTTGAATTGAAGATATATCAGGGTATCTTGATTGCACCCATCTTAATTCTTCAGCGTGCCTATCCGCTCTCTTTGCTCCGTCTTCCGTGACGCAAGCATCTATACCGCCAGTAGCAAAATACTTTGTCTTGGGGCATAGAAATTCTAATCTAACTACTGAACCGTAACGAGTGAAACCTCTTAGAGTGCTGTGATGGTCTTCGCCTGTTGGTGTCATACGACGATTAGGGTCTGTGAATATCCAATCACCTGCAAATGTTCCCATGAAATTAGCACAAATATATCTCAAGCCTACTGACACATGATTTTTTAAGAAGAAATGATTCATTGTAGGATTGATGCCCCACATCTTTGCATTCTCTAACTCTGCGTATTTATATCCCATACTAATAATATCATCTATTGTGTATTGTGTAGGAATTAATTTCTTATCGCCTAATTCTAGTAAGTCTGCCATGTCATCATCAATACTGACAATGCGTTCGCCAATCGGAAACCAGTTATGATAGAACTTTCTTTGGCTAGATATACCACGAACACCTACAACAATTTGATACTCTCCGTTGAGTACTGTGTTGTAGGTATCGTATTCTTCTTCATCGGCAACAAATATAACAATGTTGTCACGATTAACTGAAAGTCTATCCAATACTGCGAGTGTCTGATTTTTTAATATATCAGGTCGTCTATAAGACGGTATCGCAATAGTGTATTTCATTTTATTTTGAAAGCGATATCACCTTTGACTGCTGACGCTAATCCAACTTCGCGTTCAGTTCTGCGCTTCCGTGCTTCCTTTTGTTCTACTGCATAAGTAAAACAATCTTTCATGCCACGCAAGCAGTAGTACACAACTGTATATCTGTATGAATCTTTTTGAACATGTTTAATTGGTGTTACGCCATGCAGATATCTAAATCCTGGAAAGAATAATACCCAACCATCACGACATTCAATAGTTAAGTCATATTCAGGCATTGATAAATAACCACCACGAGTACCTCTACGAATAACAGGCATAGCAGACCACATATCAAAATTATTACCATCAAAATGATATGGAAGTGTAGAAGTTTTATTGATAACTCCGCTAGTCCATAGCGAGCGCTCGCTGATACGCCACTCGTCTGTGACTGCACCAGTTTCTTGCACATCTTTATCGTAAATATCTGGAGCAAATTCACGCATCATATCTGCTAATAAATCTGCTGTTTCAACTAATACATCATGTTCTTCGGGTTGTTCGTATGTAAGACTAGTAGGTCTGCACGCTTCACGGGTTTGAAATGGTTTGCGTGGTGCCATGCCGAATGTGCGAGAATGATTTTCAGTTCCAGTTGATTGACGAGTAACACCTGATGAACTGTATTTAACATTACGAACTGCTTGACGCAATTTAGGAACTGCATCTGCTGGCATTTCACAATAAACTAAAAATGGTTCATTAGTTTCAGCATCAACATAGATACCTGCTTTAGTAACATTTGCTTCTAAGTCAGGAACATCGTTGCCTTTAATTTCTTTTGATTCATCTCTTGAGATGACTCGCTTGACTGGAACTATTTCTAGATCAATCATGATGGACTGTTTTCTCCTGTCGCTTCTTCTACTAATCTTCTAATTGCATCAGCGTTACTTTCAACGCCATATTGTGTTCTGAGTGCTGTCAGTTTTTCAATTATCCAAACATATTGTGCGTTAGGATATTCACACATCAATAAACGAATTGTTCTTTCTGCATAATGTTCTGCTCGTTCAGATAATGTAGGACGATGCTGAACATTTTCTTGCTGTCCTTCTAATGTGTTGCCTGTTTTCCAATCAACTGCGACTTTTTCTTCTAAGAATGCTAATAAATCATCAACATCTGCTGGTTCATAACCAGTTCCTTCTAAATTGATTTCTTCTAATAAGTTTAATAATGCTTGCTCGTCGTATGTTCCTAATTCGCCAAGACGATTATCTGCCGCAACAATTTTTTTCGCTTGCTCGTCATTGACATCTATCTCAACAACATTTATTTCTGTCCAACCTAATTCTTTTGCTGCTTTCCACAGATGATTACCGGCAAGAATTTGTTGTGTTGATTTTTGCACGACAATAGGTTTGTACTGACCATTGGTAGTTAATGACTCGGCTAGTTTTTTAACATTACCTTTGCGTGGATTGCCAGGAAATTCTTTTAATGTATCAACTAATACTTTGGTTGCTTCCATGTTTGCCTTTCGTTGCAACAGGCGAGGCTATCTAATTTCTGGAAGGGTAAATAACAGATTTTAGATAGACCTCACCCATTGATAGGAAGCATAACACACTTTGACAAGAAAGTATTCCTACAACTTGTTTCGGCGTGTTTGTAGTGCCAGAACATCAGCGAGAAGGAATCGGCTTCTCCGCTTTTGCCTTCCGACTGGCACTAATTTTTTTCTATATACAAGCATGCGTAATGCGTCAGGAGTAACTCCTAACATCATTGCAGCCACTTCGGAATCAATAATGCCGTCGCCTTCACTCATTAATCCTCCAGTTAATCTACGCAGTCAAAACAATAATTAACTGCTCGTATTTCTTTCTCCCCTACGATATACCACCTACCACAGTGATAACACTGCGTTTTGATGGTTTGTGATTTACCAAGGAAATTCTTCAATAGGTTCTTCATCTGATTTGTCCGATATCGGTACTTGTGGTTCAGGAGCAAACTTAGGCACAACACCTACTCCGTCAGCATTGATTTCTAAAGATTGGCGGTCTTCACCATCTTTGGTTGTGTATTTAGATATTTGTAATCGCCCAGTGACTAATACTTTGTCGCCTTTGCGTAACGCAGTTGCGGTTCCAGCAGCATCGTAATTCCATACGAACACTCTGAACCAAGTAGTATCGCCATTCACCCACTCACCATTAACTGATTTGCGTGGAGTATTGGCTATATTGAAAGATGTAACAGGTGTTCCTTTAGGTGTTTTGCGAAACTCCGCATCGCTGCCTAAATTACCAACAACTGTAACGATTGCTTCACCAGCCATTGCCATTCCTTTCTAGGTATTTATAGTTGCCTTCATTGTCAAGCATAACAATACTTTTATCAGGAAGCGTAACAAGACACTCCCAAGGGTCTTGCCAAGTTGGCACCATCAGACCTAATCGCTCTGCGAGCGCTGGGTTCAGGTGAACTGAGTCAGTATTGAGATTATGACACCCATGATGAAGCGCAACGAAATTAGATATTTCGTCTTTACCGCCTCTTGATTTTAGTTTTCTATGATGAAGCGCCCAACTCTCGGGAAGTGCATTTCCGCATTTTTCGCAGTACCCTTTGCTTCGTGCGTAAACTATCTCCCTCATCTTGCTTAACTCGCTTGCCATGTGAGCCACTTTCCAGTCAGAGGATTCCTGCAAGCACTATTGACACAGATGAAATTATCATTCATACGCACTACGGAACGGTGCGAGCAGTTATCGCAGATCAATTCGGATTGATAGGCATAAATATCTCCATCATTGACCCTGACTTTGATTCGGGTATGCCAATGGAGTACCTCGTCGCTTAAAGTTTGAGATAACGATTTGTTACGTTGTTTTAATAAATGCCAGTTATTGCCTATCCACTTAACACGATACATAACAACAGGACAAGGACCTACCTCTGTTTTGCGTATGTGGTTTGATAAATCTATCTTGGCTGAATTAGATATAAGTTTTGATGACACATGAACCCAGTCATGAAAGTCAATTATTAGACTGAGAGTGCCTATTGGAACAGGATATCTTTGTGCATATTTTGGCGCACGAGCCTTCTCGCCATCGTTATGTTTATAGAATTCCCAAATGCGTGGGTAGTCGCTGAGTATTTCTTCTAGTAATCTTACTGGTGATTCCATACCTGTTCTATGGTTACCCATACTCCTTCTCTTTGTCCGTATGTTTTTGTTGCTTGTAGTAAAATTACTTGGCAATCATCTTCATAGGCTACTCCTGTAAGACCATCTAGTACAGCACGACATAATTTATCTATGTCAGGTTTCACCCAAGGAAATGCTCGGTTAGTTGATTTTGGTTTGAGGAATATGAAATCTAATTCTAATTTCACTCCACCAGCAACAGGTTTGAAACCAGCAAGTTCTGCGTTTCTTGCTACATCAGCACGCCAAAGAGCCAAATCATGTGCCCGAGAATGAATCATCACTCCTGGTCTTATGAATTTCATAGACCCTTGTGGAACAGGTCGTCCTTTGACGAAGAATGAACTACTAATACCAATTCCTCTTTTCGTGATGCTCCCATGCTTCACAAGGTGAACCGTAACGGTGATCTATGTAGTTGAGTCCCCACGACACTTGAATAATTGGATTACTTAGAAATCTTTCAATCTCTTCTTTTGTATTTTTGCTCATGTGTCTTTGTGGTATGCCGTAATCTTGTGTAGGTGATTCGGCTTCATAATTCCATGCGGATTCTTTGCCCCACAACTTGCCTAAACATTTTAATTCTTCATCTTTCCAGTTATATTGTGTTGTAGCCAAAGCCCTTGCATAAGTCTTGCTGTCTATATTGACTGCTCCTGCTTTCGTAGGGTCAAAGACTGGGGCATGAACGGGATTTATCGGGGCTAGAAGGGTCATTAGGAAGGCGAAGTAAGAGCCAACGGTAAACCTTACCCGCCATTTTTTAGTCTTCCTCACAGCGCCTTGCAGTAATTTATTTGTTTTCATATTTACACCTCATAGGGTTCTAGTTTTAGACTTTTCATCGTCGTCATAGGCTTTTGCTCTTTGATGAGTTCCACGCTTGCGTAGTCTTTCAAATAAATCAAGTCGTGTTTTTGATGTCATGAATATTTCATAGCGATCAGGGTCGCACATAGGGCACGGCGAAACACCTTCAAATGTTTCCGTTACAGTTGAACTTATGCCATTAGGTAATTTAACAATCTTATCTTCTGTAAACTTCCCTAATATCCAACCCTTATCGCAACCTTGCGTGTGGGTGCATATACAACCACTACTGCCACAATGTTTTTCTAAGTCCATTAGTTTCCCCTTCTACGAAACCTAAACCAATCCCAGAAAGTTGGAACTGGATTTTCATGTTCTAGGTATATGTGTGTATCCATTTGAAGTCCTGAATCATAAGCATCTCCTCGCTTCCATACGAGTATGTATCCACAACTGTAGATACAACTCATGCTTTCCCAGTCTTCTGGAATATCATGACCACCAACTATCATTACGCTTTCCTATCTGCATACATTCTTTGAGCCACTCGGAAAGCATAACTCACTAAGTCGGTTAAGTCTTTACTTGATGCTTCATCTATTGCAAGCAGGGCTATCCTGCCGAACCGCTTAGTCATTTGCCCTATGCGTGATATTTCAGCACTAGTAAGTTGCCTTGATTGAAGTTCAGACACATACCAAGCCGTCAACGCAATACAGCCACCGATGTCATTTGATTCATGCAACTTATCCCATTCATCTTCAACTAATTTAGATAAATTCCAAGCATTGACGCCAGCGCCTCTTGCTTCTTCTAACTTGTTACCTATCCTGATAACTGCCTCTTTTGCTGTTTTTACTCTTGGCTGAGGAATTATCTCTAGGGAGTAGTTATCTTTATCTATATTTGGGTTGGGTTGGGTTGGGTTGGGTTGGGGGTGCAGTTTCTTTTGCGTTTCATCTGCGTTGCTTTGTTTATCCCTATACCGCTTCAATCTTTCCCTTGCTTCATCTCGTTTCTTATGAACCTTGTCACGAGTGGGTTGATACTCTGTGTAAGAACGGATTTGAAATCCTCTATCAATCCGTTCCCACAACCCTTGATCTTCTAATTCATCACTAGGTTTTTCAGGATTATCACCTACCCAAGCACTAACAATTTGATAAGGAATTACCCCGTCAGTTAATTGCCTGTTTGAATAACATAATCCAGTTATGAATAATCTGAAAGCAGTATCACCTAAAGCAATTATCTTCGGGTGATCTGCAAAGTTATCATCTAATCTTACCCAACCCATTATTCCCCTTTCTTCTTGCCAGCGCAACCCTTAGTGCCAGTTGAATCGTAATAACTACAATATGATTTGCAGAAGAATGGATCTTTTTCTGCCAATGGTCCGTAGCCTTTAGATTCACGAACCATCTCTAACCATTTGATTGCTTCTTTAGCAATCTCTCTATCATAGGGTTCGGTGTGATAAACAATATCTCGTTCATCGCCATCTCTTGGGATACCAACAAGTGTTACATTTTTAACTTCATAAGTATTTTGCTCTAGAAGCCAACCATATACTTGAACTTGCCAGCGTTGTTGTTCAGAAGGGAAGCGAGGTATTTTTGATTTAGTAATTGTTTTCCAGTCAACCACCTCGCAATTTTCTATATCAAATAAATCAATATGACCCTTGATGCCTTCGGCTTCCATTGATTCTTCTAACAGATATTTTTCACTGAATGGGTCTTCTTTCTTAAAGACTTCATGTATGTATGTATGAATTGCGTTGCCCATAATTGCTGGTAAGTTGATTGTGTTGAAATTAGTCTTTGGCCAGTTTCCCATTTTCAGCCATACCTTTCTACGACAACCACCAATCTCGCTAGGTCCTACTTCTTCCTGTAAAGACCTAGCACTAGTTTTACTACTACCAGCAATAGTCTTGATTAGATCATTGACTATTGTCATTATCACCCTTCTTAGTTTTATTGAATGCTACCTCAACGCAATACCTGAATGAACCCATTATTTCTTGCCACACACCTTCATCGCTATTCATTTTATCAACGATATCTGACCAATCATATTCTGAAAACTTAAAATCTTTTTCATCATTCAAGTTACTCATGGCATGTTCGTCGGCTTCATCTTTATCAAATAAAGCAATGAACAAGATATCATCATCAGGCATATCTTTGATAACTTCTTTTAGTTCTTTCACTTTCATTTTTTACCCTTCTTTCTAATAAGTGCTTTAGCATTTTCTTTTGTAGTTATTTGCACACCATTTTTCGTGCCCATAATTACAGTAGATTTTTTGACAATAGGCTTCACTGAAAATGTGCTATTCAATTTTCCTATTGTCAATGTAGTTGCTGTCGCAGTAGCAGTTGTTGTATCTACTGGCGTTAGCGTTGGCGTTGGCGTTGGTTCAAGTGTTGTCTCAGGTGTCGGTTCAGGTCTGACTATCGAAACAACAGGTCTATCGTTGCCAGGACTAGTTGCTGGTGTAAATTTCTCAACTGTTTGAGCAGTATAAGAAATAACAGTTTGATCATTGATGATAATTGGCTCAGCAGGTTTGATTTCAACTTGCCTAGTCACAGTCCATTCTGCAGTTTCAATATCAACCTTGACTTGCGTATTAAGGTTGTTGTTACCAATACCTGCTTGACCAGTTCCTTGTAGTACATACTGTTCACCTGCTTGAAGTGTCAGTTGTGAATACTGTGAACCAGCACCACAAGTGCCAGCATCACACATGATGGCTCCGCCAATAGCATTACCATTAGCATCTACTTTGACATAAACATCTGCATACGCAGGTGTTGCTCCTAGAATTAACGCTAGGATTATTATTATTTTTTTCATTTTACCCTTCCCTATCTACTATACCTCTAAAGAGGCGCGAACACTCGTTCCGATTGAACGAGCGATATCAACTTGTGTGCGAACACGATTTGTGTTTGCTCTTGCTGCCTTGACTAGTGCCTCAGCAGTTTGTAAATCAATCCATTGTTTCTCACACTCTAACAATGCTTTATCTGCAACATCGCCTACACGAAGTTTTTGATTGTTAGTTCCAATATGAATTCTTGATCTAGCAATTGCTATTTCAAAAACTGCTTTATCGGTGTGATACTTTTTTTCGGCAGCGACTAATTCATCGTGAGCGACATCAATTTCTTTGCTCAGTTCGTATAGTCTTGATTCTATTTTTTCAGGCGTTATTGTCATGCGCTTCCTTTCATAGTTTGACCGCACAGCGAACACTGGCGGTTTATTTCTACATAATTACCTGTACACGCACACCGAAAAATTGTTTCTCGATATGCCTGTTTAGGTTGTTCAGGTAATGGGTGTGGATAAGTTAAGAACCACCCATCTTTCCATGAGTATTTTTTAGACATTAGCAAACAGCATTCCGTTAGTGAATTCACTTGCTTCAACCCAAACAATACAATCATTGTCGTTTTGATTCTTGCGTGTTCTGCCTGAATCAACTAAGAAACCATCAAGCACTAGCGAGCGCCTACTGGCTGAAATGGTTTGATGACTACCTTTCAATACCATCTCTAATTCATAATCAGTATAGCCATAATCATTATTTGATTTGATAGTATCAAAAACTAATCTACGAATACTGCCGGTATGGGGCAATACTTTCTCCGCAGATTTACGGCTAGTGCCTTTTGCTTTCTTGCTAATCATTACAACATTATCATCAACTTCACGAATATATTTACCGCTCCGTTGTGCTTTAGTAATGTGATAATCTTTTCTGATTATTTGAAATACATCTTTCCTAGTCTGATGAGGCGCCCAATCATCAGTTTTAGATAGATTCATCAAGTCGTATGCGACTGGACTATCTTCACAATGCGAAGATTCATAATCACACACCCATAACATATTGTCGCTTGGTCTTGTGATGCGTGTTTCGCACCAAAAGCATTTATCTTCCATTAGTTTCATGATTACCCTTCGTGTAGTAGTTGTATATATTGCTCTATATTTGTTTGTACCTCACGCATTACTGCTTCAGCGAATTCAATATCACCGCTTTGTGCAGCATTGAACAATCTAGTGGAAGATCGAGTTAGATAATCTGCCACTAGTGGATTTAGTACTTTGCGCATTATGATAACGACGCTACCTTCTGAATCAATACCTCACGCAAGGTAGTTGGTGGATTGCTTTCAGGGAAGACCGCATCAAGTATTTCTTTTCGTGCGTTCCACATACTCTTGACAGCATCTTTATCTTCTAATGCATCAATCGCTTTGGCTAATGTTTTCCAATCAACACCAGTTGTATCTACTGGCTCTTTTGCTGGTATATGTAAATCAACCTTCTTCAGTTTGACTTTATCTTCTACCGATACATCAACTTGGCTCATTTCCTCGTCGGTGTATATACCTGATAAATCATTAGGAAATGCTTTGCGTAGTGCTAATGATTCTGCGCACTTTGCTAGCATGACATCAGGCATTTTTTTCCATATTGGATTATTTAATACAGCATAAGATTCCCAACGAGCGATAGCCCATGTAGCCTCGGTGAAGTTTGCTCGATACACACCGATCTTTGCTGCTACTGGTGGTGTGCTTGATAGCCATACATCTTTCCACGCACCATCATCTCCGCACCAGTAAGGCGCAGTCTGTCCAGCATATTGACCGCTTCTTTGTGCGATGATTCTGAATCCATCAATACTGGTTTGAATGCCCCATCTTCCGCCACGATTTATCATGTAAATCTGACGAGCGAATGGGTCAAGTCCAGTTCTTTGTGCTTGATGAAAGAAGAATGCTAAATCTCCTGAATCGGCTTGCGCTAACCCAAGTGATTTAAGTGCTGCTAATTGCTGAGGCGACCAATAGGTCTGCTCATTTGTTATTGCTAGTGTTGTACTCATCGTTGCCTTCCCCTTTGATTGTGTATATATCTGAGTCGTCTTCTTCTTCTATTTCTTGCAATACTTCTGCAAGTGTTTCAGTAGCGATTTTTTCCATTTCAATAATCCATTCAGGTTTATTCTTCATGGCTTATCTCATCTGTTCTAATTACGCCTTGCCACTCAACTTCAAAAACACTTAGATAATAAGTGCCATCAAGTTCAGTTTTGATTGCTTCTTGTATTTCTTCTGCATTCAAGTCTTCGGAATCTTCTTTGAGATATACCGCTAACTTATATACATGAATTGGTTTCATTACCCTTCCCTTCGTTTATTTGATTGGTATAACTGGTGTACGCAAATCTTTGCGCCACTCTTGAATTGTGGAGTGCTTCCACAATGGTGTCCTGCCGTATTCACGGTCAGGCTCTGGCATTTGACCTCTGGCTTTGTAAGCGCTAATAGTTTTAGGTGATACACCTAATAACTCTGCGACTTGCTTGGAAGTCAAATACACTATTCCGTTAGGTAGCAATTCAGTACCGTTCCTTTCTTTTAGATTTCCGCACCAAAATGCTCGCTCGTCATCTAATGGCCATAAATAAGGTAGGTCATCAGGCACACGAAATTGCTGAGAATAAAAATCCCAGTCTTTTCTGAGCAAGTTTGATTGATGAGTAAGTTGTAGAGCACGATTATTGACCCACCAAGGTTTCATGCTTGGTGGATTATCTGCCATATATTGTTTGAAGTGATCGCTAAGAGAATCAATGAATCCCCTAGCAATCCATTCTTGACACACGACATAACCATAATTTGCTAATTGCCATTCATAGCCACGCCACATACGAGTAGCAGGGTGATTGACCCAGCCATTTGATTTGCCTGTTAAAGCATTAAGAATTTGAAATGCTTCAACACGCTGTTTGCCTAATCGTTTATTGTCTAATGATTTGGCGCTACCTTGATAATCACTATCAGGCATAAATGTTTGCATTAGTACCCCCAAGTAAATGAACAAGTAGTGGTGTCACAATTCCACCACATACCATTAACAAGAACTATAAATAGAGCAATTGCTATACCGATAGATATAGCAACTACTAACCGACCACGAACAGTAAGTTTTGATTTGACTTGTCTTTCGCGATCTTCAATAGCCATGAGGCGTAATGCAATTACAGTGCCAACTAAGCCACTTACAATAAATGAACCGATCATAAACAACATATTGATTACCCTTCTGTTAGTTTGTTATGCTTCTTGTTTTATTTTTTTAGCAGTGTGTCGGCGTTGAACACCTTCACGCTTTGTAGTAGTCATGCGTCCGCAAACTATGCAAGCATTTTTAGTTCCTGCTTCGTATGGGGATTCTTTCAATGAGCCGTCACATAGATTGCGTGATGAGCCATTCAGTTTTGTTGCCTTCGCCATATTTGCCTTCCGTTAATGAATGAAACCGATTTGATTTCATGTCATATTTTACAGTTTGAACCTGCTATAAGAAGTCAGGCTCGCCATCATAAATTCCCGTTCATTTAGAAGCCTTGTGCGCCTATTAGAGCGGTTTTCATAATTGGGTCAGGTAAAGGGTTAGACCAAATAAATGAATCGCCATAACAGGCGCACAGCAACATTAAACAAACAGGGTAAATAACTAGGCTAGAAGTAATTGCGCTTTCTGCTTTAACTTCTCACCATTGCCTAGAATTATTTTTTCAGCACGAAGTTCTTGCTTATCTTCGCCACCACGAACTGGTTTGACCCAATCAGAGTATTCAACAACAGCATTGTAAGCAGCCCACTTAGTGTTGGCTACGATGGCTTGTGTAGGTGCTTTCCACAATCCCATCAATTCAGCACGAACCTTCTCAACTGAATTTTCTTTGCGTGTAGTTGAATCGTTTTTTGGCTCGGGAATAAGTGCCTCAACGAATTTCTTATATTGCGTGTCTGTGAATTTCTCAGACAATAACTTCTCAACTTCCTTCTCGAATTCCTCTTGATATTTGAATACGATACCTAGAGTTTCACGAGCCTGTTGAACTTTAGCACTAGCACCAGCAGTATGCTTCAACGAAAGTTTAGATACGGCTGAATTAAGTGCCAAGCGAACTGTATTAGTGCACACAGCACGAATAGGTGTTACGGCTACCGTGAAAGAAGATGAGCCGTCATGACTATTAACAGCCATAATGTAGTTATCAATTACATCTTGACCGCTTGCTAACTTCATTGACTCAGGAAATTTCATAGTCATAAATACTCGTGCGCCACCATTCAACGAACCAGCAGTTTCAAATGAAGCGCCTGACTCGTCGGCTATATGATTCAAGAAATCAAATGCCTCTAAGTTTTGAATAGGTGTATAACGATTACCGACAACACCTAAAGCAGATAATCCTGTTTTTGGGTGATCACGATATGTTAGATACTTGTCATTGAGTTGCATTGTTTTGTCATCAACTTTGCTGTAAATAGGTTGTTCAGTCACTTTGACTACCCAATCTAATTGTGCAGTTTTCAACGCATCTTTTGCTGACAATGCGTCAGGTGTTATTGTGCCTAGTTTGTGCCAAGCAACTTCCCTTGCTGAAAAGAACGCAGAACTTCCGTCTGCGAATTCTTCTATGTTATGTGCCATTTATTTACCCTTTCCGCTAACTTCAGTCAACTCAATTTGAGTTGCTGAACTGTTCAACTCTTTGGCTGCTGATATAGCAAGACCATAAGAGTCAGTTATGAATACTGGCTTAGTAACGACACCAGTATCCATAAATTTCTTGAATGATTTCCAGTCAATAACAAATGCTTGACCAGAGTTTATCCATTCTTTTTTACGGCAAGCATCGCCGTAATAACCGCCTGACTGACATGCTATGAATGAATTAACCTCACTCATTGTTGCCTCACTTTCAATATTGCGTAAGAGCCATTTTTATTTAGTTCTTCAAGAATTGGCTCTATCTTTGGAACTAGCAGGTCATTGACCATTTGATTGATCATTGCATTTCTTAGTGGAGTAGGTAGTGCTAACATACGCATAGCCACTTCGTGTTTTTCATCTAGCACAGTTTCTAACTTTATAGAGTGCTTGATTGTTTTCATGCGTTTACCCTTTCTTGTAGTGTGGTTAGTTTTTTATTCAACTTATATATTTCATCTTGAACTTGTTCTGCTTTATCGCATTCTGCACACCAATAGCCATAAAGACCATTGGCGAACAGCGACTCAGCAACTACTTGTTTCATTTGCATGCAGACATTACAATTTTTATATTTACTTATCATGATTAGTCCTCATCTTCAATCATGACTTCAGACCAGTCTTCGTTTTGATCGTACACTTCGCCAACTCCGTTGTATTCCATATTGACGCGGAAGTCGTCGCTATCAACTTCTTCATCTAAATCACAATCAATAGTCAAATTGTATGTGACTGTGAATTCAACTGTTACTCGTTTAGTTAGAGTGAAGTCAAGTTCGGCTGCTAGTGTTTTCAGTTCATCAACTGTGGCTGACTCATCATCTCTGACATGTTCAGTTATGAAGTTCTTGACTATATCTAGTTTGCCACCCAAGTTGGTATTGCGTGTTCTTTCATATTCAAGTTGGCTTCGTAATGAATCAACTGAATTGCTGTATTTAACTAACTCCTGAACTATCTCAGTTGAGTTATGGTCTTTAACGAATTCCTCAGCAACTGCTTCTACTGTTGGTTCGTCGTATCGTGTTTCTGTTGTCATGGTTTACCCTTACTGTTTGTCTAACGATGGCTCGTCAGTATCGGTGTTTACCGATAGACCCTGCTGACGGAGAGCAGGGTTTCGCCATTAGTTAAGTGAGCCGTATTGTTTGATATGTAGTGTCGCTAATTTCTTGGCTTCGATTCTGGTAACATATTTATAGATTTTAGAGCCAAGCGATAAATCGCCAACACTTGCTCGTACCATGATTTGGTAATCAGTCTTGATAATCACCCAATCAATATCTTCTAGGTTGATAGTAGTCATTACATACCCTTTCGTTAGTAGTTGTTAATATACTTTTGCGTAGTCTGGAACTATTTCTGTCTTGATCATTTCGTTGATAACGATAGTGGTATCTGCCCAACCACTATCTGCACGATTTATCAATGTGTCAGCAGTTAATTCTGCCTGTTTTTTGCTATCAGCAGATGTATAAACAGTCACTCTATAAGTTATTGCGTAGTCAGTCATTATGCTTCCACCTCTTTTGTTATCAATGACTCGTCAAGTTTTGACCAGTCAATCTTGTTCAATGAATCAGCAACTTGATCTAGTGATCGTTGCCACATAGCCTTCTTAACTTTCTCTGCATAAACTTCATTAACTGACAATGAAATAACTTGTGACCAGTTGATAGCGAAGTTATTGAGAATTGATGCTTCTGGTTGCTTAGGGTCAACAGTCGTTGAAGCCAAGTTGATAATCTTGCGGTCAGTAATGTGTAAATCATTATTGACTACTGTACTGATGCCACGAAAATGACCAGTAACGACTGTGCCATTTTTTACTTCAACTGATATTACTTGGTTGTACTTGATGTCATCTATCTTGATTGGTTGCATTTTATTACCCTTCATGTCGCAGACGAGGCTCGTCAGTTGTGTCCGATAACACAAGACACACAAGCAACTCATAATTACTTGTGTGTTTCGCCTTAATAATTTAGAGCGACAGCACTTTCGATATATCGCCATTTGTCGTTGTATCTAGAACTCGGTGCGTTGCGTAATTGATAGAGGTCAGTAATCGCTATACATATCTGCTAATAAGTAGTCATCGCGTAACATGTCAATCAGGTTATCCTCGGGCGTCGCACCGTAGTAGGGCTAGCCGATTCTAGAATCTAACTTAACAACTTCTTGGCTTCGCTATGTAATTATCAGGTAATAACCTTTTCTGTCAGGTTAAGAAGTTCCCTAAGGATTTAATGACTTCCTAACTTCACCAGAGTTTTATCCCTGACCACTGATTTTTCACTTTTGAGTTTTGCCCCTAGAGGATTCTAAAAACTCAGCCGTGCCAGTCCCTTCAGTTTAGCAGTTTGAGGCTGTAAGACAAGCCCCGAGGCTCGCCGAGCAGGTCGGCTTAATAATGAGGCTTCTATGCGCCTTTGGGCGTGGCGAGGTTTTTTGGGGTATTGTCCAGCCATGCCACTAGCCAAAGTAATCATCAATCTAGGCGGATTGAATATAAGAGTTGAACAAGAATCTGCTTATCCAGATATGGTTACAGACTTATGTAATCGTGCTGCTGTACTGTTTGGCACAGCATTAGCACAAGCCCAAGCCAGTGAATTAAATGTTATGGCGAGTACTTGGGTTGATTATGGCGATGATGAAGAAGACGAAGAAGAATAGGCAAAAAAAATAAACCCCTACCGTAGTAGGGGCTTTTTGTTTCTGTTATTAATTGGTTGCCAACTCTCCAGCACCAGCGATATAAGCAATAGCGTCGATGTAGTTATCCGTATGTGTTGAATCATTAGCAATTCTAGATATTTTAACTAGCGCCATCATGACTGCTACTAGTTCGGGAGTTATAGGTTCTTCAAGTTGTAATAACTCTGCCCACATAACACCAATTCTTCTATGGTTATCCCAGAAGTTTCCGTAAGTTTGTTGACGAGCATCAGTCAATAAACAACTTGCTTCTGCTAGTAAATCATTTATGTCCATTAATCTAACCATACCTTATAGGCTGCTGTTACTCTGCCTTTGATTGGATCAATGAAATGCAATCTTTGTGACGGAGTTGCGCTTGCTGCCAACATAACACCAGCATAGCGATTATCCGATTCTGTGCTTCCAGTTTGATAGACACTTCCTTGTCCGTTAGCCATTGGCCATTCTGCGTGGGTGTGGTAGTGACCAATATAGACATCTCTGAAATCCCAATCATATGCCCCCGACCGCCATCTGTTAGCGTGTTGGACAATTGATGACGGACTTGCAAATCCATTCCGCCCAACTTCGTCGCCATGAATAAGGAGCGCTTTATAGTTTCCGATTTGAACTCTCTGGATATCTTCTGGACACTCCTGCCATGTGAGTCGTTTTTCATTTGATAATAGTTGTCGGGCAAGTTCGTAGCACATTCTGTCGAAGTTATCTGATCGCGGAACATTATCACGCTTAGACCCTATACGACCATGATTGCCCCATTCAGGAACGACATGCACTTTCTCGTAATTAGATAAAGCATATTGAACTACTTCTACTAGTAGCCTAGAAACATTTACATACTGCTCGAACAGAGTTGAATCTATCTCAAATACCTGTCCTGGAAAATTGAATAAACCTTCAACCATATCGCCACCGAACATGATAGTTAAATCTTTAACTGGGTGGTCGGCTCGTTGAATATCTGTGATACGCACAGCCTTCTCAACGAAACTGATTACTCGCTCGCGCATCACCTCGCTGTTGTAAGACTGTGTTCTTTTAGCGCCTTGCCAATCTGTCAAATGCCATAACGCAACTTCAGATTTAATTTTTCTTTTATCTACCTCGGGTGTTTTAATTTCATGCATTTTGCCTATTGCCAACACCGCATCATGAGAAGCCTGAATAGTTGCTTCAACTAACTCGTCAGTTCTTTGCTTCGCCTGTTGTAATTGTTTCTGCGTTCGCTGTAATGCTTTGCGCAGTTCTGCAATTTCAGGGTCGGCTTCTTTATCTAATTTTTCTAAATCTTTATCTAGCGACACCAGTGCACCTGTTCCGCCTGTGACGACCTATGGTGCTATCGCTTATTGAATAACCATTGTCTTTCAAAACATTGGCAATAGACATGTGGGTAATTTTTATATTATCCAGTCGTAGTTTTAAGGCTTGGCTTTCTTTGTCTGGTAATTCTTTTAATAAATTACAGACCGAACACCAAGCCCTACGAATGTCTGGGAAATTGCTCTCGTTACCGAGGTCTTCCAGCAATCCCATAACTATTTCTTCTTAGTCTTTTTCTTAGACAGTCTGGCTAATTTATCCAGATCAACTGATACTTTATTTTCAGTCATACCGAATGCTGAATCTTTAGGATTCATAGCCCGAATCGCAGGTCCAAGAATTGCAATTAATCCTGCTACGGCTAGGTCTTCAACATCTGTCTTTCCCATGCTATACGCAGTTAATACTGCTACGGCAAAAGAACGAGCGTATGAAGCGAGTGCTGATTTCATTTTTGTATTCATCTTTTCTTCCTTCCGTTAGGGACGAACAACAGCCATAACAGTAGCATACGATCTTTTCTTTTGATATACGCCACCACCATTTGACTGTGAACCTTTATTGTTAGGAGATGTATTACCTTCAATAGTTTTCAACGCCTTCAATCTTTTCATATTCTTTTCAACGATTCCTACATGATCAGGCTGAGCATCATTATCAAATTGAAAGAATACTATGTCGCCTTCTTTTGCTTCGCCGACAGGCACAATTTTGCCTTTCTTCGCAAACCATTTCAGTCCTGCATCGCAAGAGGCAAAACCTTTCTTGCTTTGCGCAGTTACTTTATCTAGTAATCCTGCTTTGTCGTAACACCAAGACACGAATATTGCACACCAAGGTTGTTTATTGACACCATACCATGCGCCATATTTAGTTTCGTTATCGTTCTTTTCTGTATAGCCAACTTCAAACTTGGCACGATCTAATACAGGGTTCATACGCCACCTACTTCTTATTGATTAACAGTAAGTATATCTGATCTAATCGGCTTTCTAGTATTCTAATTTTATTGTCAATATCATTGACTTTGTCTTTTACGCTAGAGCCACCATTAGGTTTAAGTTCGCTGAGATAATCACGAATCAATGATTTAGTAATAAATCTATGTATCGCCCAAAACGATGCTAGTATCGCTACTACGGCAGAAGTCGTAGTAGCCCAATCAGGTATAGACATTTCTTTGAAACCTTTCGATTATGGTGGTGTATATGTAGATTGATTTAGTTTATGCCAACTAGTTCCATTGTAATAAACTAACTGACCTAAATCTGTAGCGAAATACAAGTCGCCTTCTCTTGGATTAGTTGGGGCATCGGTAGAGAAATCTAACGAAGGGCAATTGAATCTAAAGGCAGTTTCTAGCGCACGAATTCTTCTATCTAAATCCCAAAACAATTCAGAAGCAACTGGTGGCAAATTAATATATGGCATGAGTTCCTAAACTGTTGGTTCGGTCAGAGTTAATGTTACTCGCTCAGGACCATCTTCTCCTGGCTGAACACTAATCGCTACTATTCTGAATACTTGTGATAACCCGAAACCACTACCATTGTTAGGGAATCTATCGTCTGTGATTCTTAGTAAGCATTCATCGCCAGTCTTATATGAACCTAGAACTGGAGAAGCGTAAGCAGGAATTACAATCTTGGGTGTTACTATCGGTGCTTGTTTGGCTGTAACTTCGCCAAGAGTTTGTTCAAATAAAATGTTAGGGTCATACTGATCTGTATAAGAAACTGTGTCTTCTAGTAGCGGATAACCTGCGGCAATTTGATTAACAGGCGATACGGCAGTAGCACGAATCTTGGCTTCGTTAGATTGCGGACCAATTCCGTACATAGTATTTGCAACAACTGAACCATCATCTGGCCATTCATATAAAACTATATTGCCAGGAAATTCAAATACTAAAGCACTAGGACTCGTAGATACATAAGGAGTTCCTCGTTGTGGGTAAGCGGTCTGTGCATATTTTCTAGGTTCTAGATTTGCGTCGTAAGCCACATCTATATTAAAGTCAAATCCATCTTGTTGATTACTGAGGTCTTTGATAGCGCCCCATACATCTTTGAATTCATAACTGTAATAAACGCGAGTTACATCTATGCCTGAAACATTGTTAGGAATAACAATACCAATATCGCCACCAGATACTTGTTGGGCTAAATCTAATAAATCTTGTGCGATAAATAATTGATCTTCGGTATCATAAACTAAAGCCTGAGCATTGGACATAAACGCACCGGTAATTCTTCTGCGTTCAAAATAAGAACCAAACTCTCTAGCACTAAATGTGAAGTGTTGAGAATCTGTATCCCATGTGCGTAGCCAAATTATTCCTCCCCAAATAAGCACACCATCACGATCAACATAAATTGCTGTGCGTGAAGGTATCGTACTTCCTACAATATCGTAGCCTCGTTCTTGTGCGTCTGAGCCAAGAATGCTTCCACTAAAACTGCCAGGAGTATTTAGCGACTGCGTAAAACTAACATTAGTTAATGGTATTTCAGCAAGAATATCGTTTGTTACTAAGTCGGCGAATAGATACCTATAATTGGTTGCCATCTACTCTCCTTAAATTGGTGAATCTAGTACCTCATCTACGGCATCATCAATCGTGCGACTATGTTCCCTAGAGCAAGCACCACAATCTTTGCACATTAGATTACTATTGCTGCTGCTTCTTTGTCAGTTAGTTTCTCGCCAGCAATTAGTTTTGCTTTAGCGGAATCTTTTAATGCTTGTAGTTCTTGTGCATCGGCTTCACGCTTTGCTTGTTCCTCAGCGTATTTGGCTGCTGCTTGATCGCGCTCTGCTATTTCTTGTGCTGTTAATGGCACAATAGTTTGAGTGCCTTTTGCGCAATCTACAATGATTTTATTCAGCGTCATTTGTTATCTCCTTGATTTCGTGATCTTTATTGGCACAAGTCCAATCGGCACTATCTGTGTTTAATACTGCTTCATTATGACATTTAGGTGCAATGAATGCATCTAAGTCTGCATCATACTTGAATCCAACACCAGCAAAACGCTTGCGAATATTGTTGTTGTATGAAGTCTGAACCCAAGTGCCACCAAGTCCTAAATCATTAGCAAGAAAATCTTGACCTCTATGCTCTTGATCATCACCAACAACGAGAACGCGTAATACTGTTCCATCACTATCTATTTCAGCAAAGTGTGCCATGTTTCTCCTTATTTTGCGTATCTTAATATAACTATTCCTGAACCGCCATTACCACCAGTTGATTGACCTGAGTTATCAGTATAACCACCGCCACCACCGCCACCACCACTAGAAACAGTTGCAGGTAAACCATTTTGTCCACTACGCCCACCATTACCGCCACCGCCTAAACCACCAGCACCGCCAGTACCGCTTCCAGTAGTAGCACTATCATTTCTAGCACCTGAACCGCCACCACCAGCATAATATGCAGAAACACCTGAAATGCTTGTTGCTACACCAATACCACCAGCCGCACCAACACCAAAACTTGAAGAACTGCTACCAACTGCACCAGCACCACCACCACCACCTGGTCGTCCAGCATTAGTAGAAGCACCAGCGTAGCCCTCATTAGAAGTTCCAGAACCTGCAGAACCACCTTCACCATTATTGTTTCCGCCACCGCCACCTGAGCCACCAGATAAACCATTAGTGTTAGGAGCACCCGAACCAGCACCGCCACCTGCTGTTGAAGTGATAGTTGAAAAAACAGAATTACTTCCGCTAGAACCTCGTGACCCACCTGAAGCACCAGCACCACCTGCACCTACAGTAACTGAATATGCTTGAGCAGTTAAAGAAAGTGGTGAAGGTAATGAACCACCACCGCCTGTGCTACCTACTGAACAACGCAAACCACCAGCACCACCACCAGCACCAACCTGCCATCCACCGCCACCACCACCTGCTACAACTAAAAAGTCAGTAGTAATTGATTGGGTTGGAGTAAATACTCCTGAAGACAAAAATGTGTGGTAGTAGTAATTATCATCTTGTGTGATCAAACCACCAGTTGCTTTTGCACCATAAGCAGTAGATCTAACTCCATATAAATAAGCAGTTGAGTATTGAACTAAATTACCTATAGAAGAAGATATTGATAAAGATGAAATTGCAGTATTTTGTGACCAATATCCTGTTGTCCATCTAAGTTCATTATTAGATGAACTATTATTTTCTGTTGCTACATCAACTAAAAAAGATTTAGTGCTGGAACTTGTATAGTTAGTAATACATACCTCAGCATTATTAAATGTTGAACTAGTTACAAGTGCTCCAGGCACAGTTCCTATTGTGCCTCCAGTACCACTAGTTGCAGCAGTTAAATTGCCTTGATAACCTATTATAGTTCTAAAAGTTCTATTAGTAGTAACGCCATTTATACTCAAATTAAATACAGTTGATTGAGCAGTACCACCTGCTTCATCTGATCTAATAGAAATTTTAACTACTAAATCAGTATAAGTTTGTGGAATGCTATTAAAATCAATGCTAGATGCTCCACCAGCACCGACAGTTACTGCTTGAATTAAAGTTAAAGTATTATCAATAGCCATTAGACTGCATACCTCACTATTACTATACCTGAACCACCATTGCCAGTTGGAGGAGTAGCATTGTATCCACCGCCACCACCGCCACCTGTATTAGGTGTTCCAGCAGTTCCGCCACCGCTTGCTGAACCTGCACCACCACCACCAGCACCGCCCGAACCAGCACTACCAGTATCTTTACCACCGCCACCGCCACCTGCGTAGTAACCACTTACACCAGTTCCAGTAGCAGAAGCCCAAGTTGAGAAAGCATTAGAACCTGTACCACCATTACCAGCAGAATTACTACCGCCAGTACCGCCAACGGCAGTTGCACCGCCACCACCACCTGCACCTACTCCTGGAAAACCTCCATATAAACCACCAGTTCCACCAGCATAACCTTGAACTGGTGAAGTAACTGGAGATGCGGCACCGCCAGCATTACTACCGCCACCACCGCCACCAGTTTCACGATATCCACCACCACCACCGCTTCCACCGCTTGCTCCACTTTGTTGATCACTTGCACCACCGCCACCGCCAGTAGATAAAAGTGAGTTAATACTAGAATCGCTTCCATTACCAGCAACGCTAAAATTAAGATTAACTACTGCACCACCAGCACCAACGATTACAGGATAATTTCCAGCAGTTAAAGTTTGAGATGTTGCACTTCTAAATCCGCCAGCACCACCGCCACCACCATAAATCTTTCCACCAGCACCGCCACCCGCAATTACCAAATAATCACAAGACAAAGTTTCATTAGGAATAAATGTTCCTGAAGATGTAAATGCGTGATACCAATAACCACCTGAAGAAATAATAATGTTTCCACCAGTTGCCTTTGTTGCTAAAGCATTACCTTCTTGAATACCGTAAAGAGCAAAAGTTGAGCCTGAGACAAAGTTTGGTCCAACATAAGGTGCCAATGTAATTGAAGTTATTGCTTCAAATGTTGAGCCAGTTGAGCCTCTCCATAAACCAACCATTGCTCCCTGAAAATAACCAGGACTAACTGTTGTCGCGTTACCGCCTCTAGCAAGCATTGTCTTAAAAGTTGACGTATTGCTGTAAGATTGAAAGTTAAATAGATTTGTGCCAAATTCATTTGCATTAGATTGCGCTCCAGGCACAGCACCTACTGCCATAAATGCTTGATTTGTTTCTCTGTATGAATAAGGAGAACTACTTTCATTTGATCCTATAACTGTATCAGAATAATAAGATGCACTACTTCCATTGTAAATAACCTTTATTAAATCTGTTGGGCGATTGGCTTGATCATTGCGGTCAGTTCTTGCATTAATAACCATAACTAAATCAGTATAGCCTTGCGGAATGCTAGCAAAAGTAACTGAAGATGCAGAACTAGTAAGTGTCTGAGTTGCTATCGGTGTGTAGGTACTCATTTATGCTCCTTTAATTCCGTATAAAGAAAATTCAGAATACTGAAGAAAATCTATACCTGTTAATACTGAAAATGTTATAGAAGTAATTGCATTTGTATTTCGCCATAAACCTGAACTAAAACCTACAACTCCACCAAAAGACGCTACTGTTCCATTTACATCTACACCTGTTAGCATTCTTGCTGTCTTATATTTGTTAGTATTGGCGTAGTCAAAAATATCTAAAATCATACAACCGACATTACCAGCACCAGGACCGTTATTAGTTCCTACGCTATCTGTTGGCTGGATATAATTTTGATTAGCAGCAGCACCTGCGTATGCACTAGAACCGTCACCTACTAATTGGTGATGAGAATAATTTGCTCCTGTATCTGCATTAAAAATAATTTTCATAGTGTCTGCACCATAAGTGGCTCTATTAGCCCGTGCATTTGATCTAATTTGTAGATGTGTATAAGTAGAAGGTATTGAACTAAATGTAATTGAAGAAGCACCAGCAGGACCTACTGTGGTTGTTGCAATAGCGAACATAGAGCCAAGATCACCAATTACTGGAGTAATTGAGTTAGATGATGCAGATGCAAGAGAAGTTACGCCATAATTAGTAGTGCCTGTAACTGTAAATGTGTAGGCTGTTCCATTACTTAAACCTGTGACTGTAATTGGTGAAGTAGCACTTGTGGCAGTAATACCACTAGGGCTTGAGGTTGCAGTATAAGTAATTGTGCCTTTACCAATATAAGTTGAAGGTGTAAAAGCAACACTTGCAGTTGTATCGCCTGCTGTTGCTGTTCCAATAGTTGGCGTTGAAGGTTGCAAACCACCAACGATGCTAATTATTCTAGTCATTAGGCGCTCAGATCTCCAATAGCAACCCAAGTATTTTCTGCTCGCTTGATCAAAGTAGCAGACGACCATTGCGCACGAAGTTTAAGACCAGGAGTTCCGTTGATGGTTACGCCACCAGTAGGAGTAATTGTTGTTTGACCTGCACCTGTTTGTAGAATTGTTACAGTAGTTCCTATTGGAAATGCTACTGATGAATTAAGTGGAACTGTTAATGTATTAGCAGATGCGTTATTTATTTCAACAAGATCGCTTTGGTCAGTTAAAACTAAAGTATAAGATGCTGCTTGTGCATTTGTAGCAATAGTAATAATTGGTGCAGTTAAGGTTTTGTTTGTAAGTGTTTGAACGCCAGTTAGTGTTACATCACCTTGTCCGCCAAAATAAGATAATGAAGTCCAAGTAGATGAACCATTACCAATTTTTGCTTTATTTGTATCGGTTTCAAATCCCCACTCGCCAGAAGCAAGAGTTGGATTAGTAGAAGTCCATTGAGAAGCAGTACCTCTGCGGACTTGAATTTGCGTGACGACTGCCATTATGGAGTTCCCCCATTAACTGTTTGTGTTGCGGCATCTGAAGGATTTGCTCCACCCATGTATGGTGCTATTCCGTCAAACATACCTGCATCTATTTCGGTGAGTGATGTTGATGATACTGATTCCCATGCAGAACCATTGTAAACTTTTAACCCTGATGAAGTATTGAAATATAAATCGCCAGCCCTAAGTGTTGGATAAGCAATATCTGTTGCGCTCGCAGGAACATTAGTTGGTGTTAATGCTAATCTACTCATGCGCTAAGATCACCTACCAATAGCCAGTTGTTTGTTGAAACCTGCACTAGTGTAGCACTTGAATACTGAGTTCTTAATTTTAATCCTGGAGTGGCGTTAATTGTTACTGGGTTAGGGCTAGAAGCGCCTACTACTGTAACTTGACCTACTCCGAATTGACTAATAGTAATCTGCGTTCCTACTGGTAGTGCCTGAGTAGCATTAGAAGCAACTGTTAAAGTGATTGCGCTTGCGTTGCTGAGTGTTACTAATTTTTGAGCATCACCAGCAACTAATGTATATGTAGTTCCTGACTGTGTATTGACTGTGAAGTTAGGATCATAGGTTGCCGCAGTAGTTTGAGTTGAACCATCTTGAAATGTAAGGGTTCCGTCTAAAGATACTGCAAATTTCTGTGTTCCTGTATTGTCGTTGATGCGTAATAATTTGCCTGTTTGCCCAACGATACCTTCTAGCGCCAAAGTGTTTGCTGCTGTGGCGGAAGCCGATATTATAGTTTCTGTTAGTTCAGCAGTTGTGCGAGTATCTGTAATATTTCCATTTACAACAGTAGTTTGATTGGCGGCAACTGCAATAGTTGCAAGACTAATTGAGTTGGCTGGTGTAGCAGGAGCAACTGGGCTTGCATTAGGGGTTCCAGTTAATGCTTGAAAAATAACTTGATTGTTAGCAGTTCCGCCATAAAAAGAATCTTGAACTGTAACAACAATTTTATCAATGCGTGGCAAAGTAGGAGAAGCAGTAGCAATAGCAACTGTTGTTGCCGCATCATTGTAAGAAATATAGAAACCTTGATTAGAAGTTTGCGTACCAGCAATTAACGCATGTCCAGCAGCAATAGAAACTGTCATAGCAGGAGTACCTGATTGAGATACTTTCATTGAACCATAGTCTGCAACACCTTGTGATTTCCACAAAATACCTGTCGTAGTTAAACGATCATTCTCGGCAGGGTGCGAGCCATTTTGTAACCATGACGGTGGGGTTCTTAATGCCATTTATATCTCCTAAATGTAAGCATTCCGCCAACTGACTACACATGAAGTATTTCCATCTGTACCAGTTGCAAGGAAAGTATAGTATGAAGTTCCGGGTGGAGCAGCAAACCAAGTTGATGAGTTGTTTAATAACGCTCGTCTATTAACACCATTAAGCGTAACAGTTCTATAATCGGTGTTAAATTCAAGCACATCGCTAGTTCCTATTGTGCCGTCTATCAGCAAGAAAGCGCCAGTAGTAACATTAGTTACTTTAGGATTTATAGCAGGTCCTTCAATCGTTATGGTTGGATAAGTAGTAGTCCAGCCATCATTAGTTATCAAGTTGGCAGAGGTTGAACCTGAGCCGTATGACATACCAGTGTTATTAGGATTTGACGGATTAGTTGCGGTGCTTGTATATACACGATTGTATGTGCGACCAGCAACTGTAATAGCATTAGTTAAATCTGTAGTTTTTTCTTGATCATCATAGTAGCGTGGGTCTGGGCAAAAGAATTCATACATAACTGAAGCGCGACCTGAAGAATAATCTGTATTGATTTGAATTGCTCTACGACGAACACGAGCATTGATTCTTTGTAAATCATCACCAGGAAGTTGAAATTGCAATAACCCAGTTCCCTGTTGTTGTGGCACTAGGGCTGCTTGAAGTTGATTAAGTTTTTCTTGCATGCTGTTATTTGAATCGCCAAATACCATGATAGTAAATGTAAGTGTGCGACCTGATAAGAAATCTCTACCTGTCCACATGCCGTCTTGATAACCACGATTATCGTCTTGGCTGCGAATTACAGGTAAGTCTTCTAATCCGTCAAGAGTCATTATTTGATATGGTGAATTACCGCCACCAAATTCAAAATCATTGAAAGCGAAACGATAATTCAATAATGATGCTACTGGCATTATCTATCCCTGCCTGTCATTGCGTATTTGCTGCTAGCATTATATTGTACATCTGACGAAGTTCTAATAGCCCATCCTACATCATTAGCGATTGATTGTGATGAAGCGTTAGTATTCGCCGTAACATTAACTGTAACGCCTTGTGCTGCAATTTGTTTCTGGTAGTAGTCAACTGCTTGTGCAGTATATCTTCCACTAGAAGAAGCCATAGCATTGTTCATGCCTTGTGATAATAAATCTTTACGAGTTTGTTCGCCTACCGAAACAGCACTCGCTCCTGATGTAATAGCCTCTAACAATTTAGGACTGACTTGACTTAATTGATATTCTAAAGTTGTACCTACGGGTGCTGGAGTTGGTGTTGCAGTTCCTGGAGCATTTAGATTAGCCAATGATTCTAGCGCTGCTTTGAGTTGTGCTATCTTTGCAATTAACTCTGCAATTTGACTATCTATTGCTTTGATTTGTTCAGCAGTCTTAGCCTGAATAGCAGTAAGAGCATCTGAGTATTCTTTGAAAGCCTCTGATAATGCTGCGGTTAATTCAGTTTGAACATCTGCTAATTGAGCAGTTAATTCTTCTGTGGCTAGTGTTAAACCAGCATTTAATTTATAGGCAACTGAATCTACGCCATGTAATGTTATCTTTTCTAGCGCAAGCCAGTATGACTGTAATTGTTTGACAGACTCAGGGCTACCAGCAAGAATAGTATCTGCTAATGCGCCACCGACATCAGGACCTTGCGCAACTACTTCTTCAATGAAAGTCTGAGTAAATCCTAGTGCTTGTAATTTACCTGCTTTGTCAGCGAGTGAAGTTGCTTTGGCTGCTTGTTCGGCGAGTTTATTTGTTATCGCTTCTAGCGTTCCGCCTTGTAGGTATTTACCTTCAAATGTTAATCCTGAAAATATATCGCCGATGCTTCGGTAAGTAGCACCCTTGAATATATTCCGTAATTGATCAACTGACTGTTTTACAATTTCAGCACTGCGCTTAGCAGCATCTCGTTGTAATTGCAGAACTTTAGTATTGTAATCTTTTTGAAGTTGCAGTTCTTCTTTGTGTGCATCTTCTAATACGGTCTTACGATCTATTCTTAATTCAGCAACTTTCTTTTCAGCATCAATAACTGCATCAATCATTTCTTGTTGCAACGCAGTAATGTCTTTCAACGCTGTGCCCATGCTATCTTGCAGGCTTTTAACTAATGCTTCCGCTCGCTTCAACGCACTTTCAGTAGAAGCAATAAGAGTTTTATTGCCTGATTTGACCGCATTGGTGTATGAGTTCTGTGCGTTCTTCAACCCTAATAATGCTGATTGATATTGCCCAGAAGCAGTTTGATATGCTTTTACAGCAGTATTAGTTTTAGTAACTAATTTATCAATAGGGTTCAATAAACCTTCGGTTATAGCAGCACTGAAGTCTTTGCCGACAACATTTGTCCATGAAGATTTTAAGTCTGTGAAAGTAGATTTGATTTCAGTATTGAAGTCTTTGATTCTTTGTGTAACTTCAATTAACTTTTCTTCTAATTTACCAAGACCAGCAGTAGGGTATTTCACGCCATCGCCAACTGCGTCTAGATTTAATTTGAGGTCTTTGACTTCTTCATTAGTTTTCTTTGCGTCTGCAATAGTTTTTACCATAGCGCCAAGTAATACTGCGCCAGCAGCAGCACCTAGTAATGGATTGATAGCCATTCTTTGTGCAACAGCAGCAGCAAGACCAGCAACTTTCAATGTGTTATATGCTGCTACTAAACCTCTGATTGCTGTTATAGCAAGCGTTACTCCTGCTTGTATTTTAGCGAATGCCCAAATGCTAGCGAAAGCAACACCAAAGTTAATAATGATTTGTTTATTTTTGTCAATGAAGGCAAAAAATTTACTCAATGCAGGTATCAATTTAGTGTTCAAGAAATTAACTAACTTGATAAGCGCAGGCAACAACGCATAACCTACTTGCTCTTTCAACTCACTCATTTGCGCATTGAAAATAGCCATCTTGCCAGCAGCGGTATCAGCAAATGCTTCTGCCATTCCACCAATACGATCTTCAATCGCTGCAAGGATTTCTTCGTATGATGCGCCTTGTTTGAGAGATACGCCCATCGCAATACCTAGATCACGCAATCCTCTTGCTTGACCTGTACTTGCTCTCGCTAATAAATCAGATGCCTCAGTCAATGAAATTTGTTTGAATCGTGCTAAATCGGCAGCAACAGACATTGACGCCATCGCTGTTTTAACACTACCTGTGGCAGCAGTTAGTTTAGATAACGAAGCATAAGTATCGTCATCAGCAAAACCTAATTGTATTAACGACTCTGCTGTCTGTGAAATGAAAGGAGTAGCAGCAGCAAAACTTTGACCAACATTATCAACTGCTGTTTTAAGTTTTAATAGAGCAACTTCTTCTTTCATCGCTTCTCTTACGCCAACCGCACCCAGTATTCCAAAAGAAGCAGCAAGAGCCATTACAGCGATTCTTGTCATCTTAGTTGCAGCCTGCATTCTTGCCAATGACCTAGAAGTATTATCTGCTTCTTTGCCCATGTTTTGCAGTTCTTTATTAACCTTCTTAAAATCTGCAACTGCTTGATCTGCTTTTGCCTTAATCTCGAAGATAACAGGTGGCAAAAATGTATTCATCTTATGCTCCTAAAGTATTTATCAACGATTTGTTTGTGTATATTGCTTCTGTACATAGCATAAGCAGGTTCCATATAAGGAAATCTAACTCCTGCTTTCCAATTACCGCCACCTAATTCTACTCTACGACCATAAATAATTGTAGGTCCTACTATTGCAGAATAAGAAGCAAAACCTGACCTGAATTTCTCGCCCATGATAGAGCGACGCAAATCGCCAGTTCTATTCATTGGTGGTAATCCTGCAACTGCTTTTGTGTAACGACCATTAACTTTAGGTCGCCTACCTTGAATTTGCTCTTTCGCTAATTGAATAAGAGCCAACATCATTTCATCTCGGGCTACACGAGTGGCAACATCAATTTTAGCAGTCTTTTTTTCCCAAGTTTTTCTAACGAGTCTTAGATTGTTTGCTATCAATTTGCTTCACTTTCACTTCGTCAACAAGGGTACTTATAGACAATAGCCAATCAACTAAATATGCTGGTTGTTCATCTACTTGGTCTGGTGTCCAACCAAATTTGTCAGCAGCGGTATAGTAAAACCATTCCTCATCAGGGTAACTGAATGATTCATGTCTTTCGCCACCTTCAAGTAGCCATTTTAATCGTTGGCGTTTACGAAAGGGGATTCAGGATCCGCTTCTGTTTCTTCTGTCTTGCTTAATGAAGGGAATAGCATCTTCTGTGCTTTTCCTGCTTCTTCTGCTAATACATCATAATCAGCCATAGTTAGTTCTTCTAGTATGTTGATTTTCACTGATGGTAGCATGTAATCAAATGACCATTCCTCTACAAGAACAGCAATTAAACCATCAACGATGCTGAGTGCTTGCATCAAACCTTCTTCGGCGCTCGCAGCACGCAATACCTTCTTGCGATCTTTCACTCTCAGGGTTGAAGGATCTTTGAAGATTGCCCAAGCACCTGATGGTAGTTCTAACTTCTTTTTTTCTGCCATGATATTCCTTCCGTAGTTGCCTTCCGTTATTATAGAGGTAAGTGAGGCAGAATGTGGGAAGGCGGCACATTCACTTGAAATCCCCACTTACCGACTTGCGCTAGATGTTACTGATATGTACCAGAAACAACAGCATTCTGAAGTGTCCACTTGATTGGCGCAAAACCACCACTCGCACCTGCATCAGTAGAATTAGCAATTGCTGAGAAATCAACAGCGATTGAAACATGATCTGCTGAACGATCAATAGCAGCAGCAGTATAAGCACCTTTAGTGATTGTGAAAGCAATAGAGGTAGCAGATGCTCCTGCGCCTTGTGCGAAGGTAAGTGTTAATGCTGGTTGAGAGTTAGATAAGAAACGAGTTAATTCAGCATCGTTTTCCATAACGAATGTGAAATTACCTGTTGCGTCTAATGCTCCAACAAATACTTCGTATGGACCTTGTGTGGTGTCAATACCGAAGATTGCTTCTGATGAGCGAGTTAATGTTAATGAGCCATCAGTTGTATAACCAACTGTTGAGCCACCAATAGAAACTGAACCACGCCATACAGGAGTAGGAACTACTGAACTGAATGATGGTGCCGCAGTCGCTGTGGTTGTTGATGGGAAACCCATAAGTTTTGCTGTGTATTCAAGCATACCTTCTGAGTTGAAATTGAAAGTGAAGTCTGTAACTTTGCAGCCAGGATAGTAACGATTCTCAGCAACATACATATCTTCAATAGTGAAAGATGTGGGTTGTGCGTCTGCTCCAATACCTGTTGCATTTTTCAATGAAATTACATGTGTGTATGGTGCGGAAACTCCTGTGGTCGCAACTGCGCCCATAATTCCACCTAGCCAATAGCCAACTGTGTCGGCAAATACTGGACCACCAAGATCAATCTCTGTATAACGACGACCTTGAATGTAATTGTAATTCTGCGCCATAGAACCACGAAGTCCTGTGTCGTATAGTGGTGCAATAATATCTACTGGCTTTAATGAATCTTTCGCCAATGGAATAAAATCTGTTGCATTTACTGGTGTTCCTGGAGTTACTTCTTTGGCTATGCCAACGTAACTGCGTACGGAAGGTAGTGCTGATGCCATTTATTCACGCTCCTGCTGTAATGTCAGGCGAGGCTGACTGTTTGTTTTCTGTTTTATTTATTTCTTTTACTGCTTCTTTTGTTGCTGTTGGTACCGCAGGTGCGGACTTAGCATTTGAATCAAGAGATAATCCTCTAGCCCTTAGACCTTCGGGACCATCAAACGATTCACCCTTTTTCACGGTGATACCTAAAGACGGAAATACTCTGTCTTCTTCACCATTGTATATATAACGAGCCATGGATTCTCCTATGATTCAATCATTTCTGTGACGGTAAAGCGGATAGCAGCCCAAGTTTCAGTTGCGCCACCTTCGTTAGAAAGTGGTTCACCATATTGGACATCTATTGCTGGTTCTGCTGCTTGCCAGATTATATTGGGATTGTCTTCACCTAAAGTGTGCTGACCAGCCCTTAATCTAGTTTTTACTGCATCTATCAAATCATCAAACGCAGACATAGCGTCTTCTGCATTTCTTTCTAACGAGTGATGAAATATCTGTAGAGCAATTCCATAATCAACACGCTTCCAGCCTAGTCCTGCACCACCAGAAGACATTGATTCAACTCCGCCAATAGCAATACGGCTTTCTGTTTCATTCTCAATGAATACAACAGCAGCAGCACGACTATTCTGCCCCGGAAATGAATTTACTTGAAAGTTAAGACGCTTTGGGAAAGAAGATAATGTTTGATTCAGCGTAGTAATTTGAGCGCTGTCTATCCAACTGCGTACGGCTTCCCGAACAGTTGCTCTTGACATTATCTAATCCTGCGATAAGGCTTCAATAGATCCATAGCCATAGCCATATCACTACCGATATTCTCTTGAATTTGAGTTGTTGAAGATTGATTAGGTAATGTACCTACACCCATAGTTAAACTCGCATCTCCACGAACTTTCAACATAGCAGTTGTAGCGAGGATTGTAGCCTCTTTAATTGCTGGTGGCAACGCTGAGATAGAAACTCCTGCGGTGTGTGAATATAACAATACTTGTGTAAGTGGAACTGTAGTTGAGCCGAATACATAATTGCTAGCAACCGTAACATATTCTGAATACATTCCGTCATAAATCTTTAGGTCTTGTCCTACTGTTATGCCAGTTCCGCTCTTAACTGTTAATGTTGATTGACCTGCGGTAGCTGACATAATGGTTGTGTTTGCGTAACCATTGACATAAGTATATTTCAAATAAACTAGTTGTCCTGATGTTTGAGGGAAACCGAACTGAAGCGGACCTTGACTTGTGTATAACCCACCCATATTCGCGTAAGGAAATATAATCTGTTGATTTTCAAGCCAAGCGACTGAACAATCTTGTGCCTGGTAAAGTTGTGTAGAAGGATTACCATACCAGAAATCTGTTAATGCTATTACTGGATTATATCGTGGGTGAAATTTAATTGTGCCGTCTGATGAAATTCTAGAGCGTTGCGTTTCGGTTTCAGTCGTCGCGCCTAATACTTGATTACAATAAGTATCTACCCAAGAAGAAGCGCGAGATATAACATTAGTTAATTCGCTTTCTTGAATTGCTGGGTCAGTTGAATTGAATACTAAGTTATCAATATCTATGGCGGTGGGTGCGTTACGGTATTCGTTATTAGTTAAATATGAAGTTGAACCCTGTTGAGTTGTTGGGTTAATCGCATTAGCCACTAGAACTGTCCATCTCTATTCGATTGTTTAATTCGCCACATCTAGAACATTTCTTGAACCAACTGCCGAATCCGCAACTGGTACACGGATAGCCACCATTAGTGGAAAATCCATTTAATCCTGCTTCGCCTAAACCTTCTTTTTTTAATTGCCTTGCTAATTTTGAGTCTTGTACATCAAACAAACCATCTTTGCCTGCTCTGATAACTTTTTTGCCTCTACTGGTTTCTACTTCTATTTCTCTTAATCCTGTTGGTGGAATTATTCTTGACATTTTGCCTCCTAGTTAAATAATGGTGCGCCCGATATATGACGCACCACTATTGTTATTCAATTACGAATTAAACATTACCGATTCCTGAAACTGCTCCATTCCACGCAGGTGCGTAGCATAAGAAAGTTCCACGATAGTAAGTTGAGAAATCGTAGGTGAATTGGACTACTGGCCATTGAATACCCATGTAATCTTGAACATTTACTGCTGCCCAAACATCAGATACTTCTGTATCAGGAATT